TGGTAGGCTATATAAAGGCCCCGTGGCATCTTCGCGAGTGTACTAGCGGCCAATTCCTCAAAACACACTTCAATCATAATAATCTCCTTAATCAACCGCTGGCGGCTGGGTTACAGTACTTCGGGCGACAGACACATTCACCATCTCTATGAATACGTTTATCTACCGCCGTAATAATTGATATTTGAAATCTATGCCACTCCTTCTCAAACTCTGCAGCACTTTTGCATCTGGATTTAACTATATCCTTAGCGATCATGTTTGAAGCGACGTGTCTAACGGTGAGAGTGACAATTTCATCTAACAACTCTTGTTCAGTAGCGTTCCTTATAATATTGATCTCCTGGCGGCTGGGTAAAACCCCATGCTACCATCGCACCCGTGCGACACCCCATAAATAAATTTGCTCAATAAACTATTGTCTGATAATATGTACTCAGATTCGTTGGCAACTCGGATCTACCGGTAGCTTTCAACCGGTTGTTAAGAACTCGAAACCCTTCGTAAGCATGATATTTACGACTCTAAATATTCCTAAGCGGAGGGGCTAGAGTTTAAACCCCGGAGTGGACTTCAAAGGACCTAACTTAGAATCCCAATAACTCAATTCCCTAAGTGCATCTTTATATTCATGACCAGTTTTCCGAATCTTCTGATGATAGTTATAGAGTTGGCGTTGGTTAAGAAAGTGAGTCTTGAGCTCGGCGCGGCTGGGTTCTGGTGTGGGTCCGTCCGGATTCCACTTCTCAAAACACCGGGTATCAAAACAATTACGCTCCATATACGCGAGTTTTAAATATGGATAACTGAAATCCCAAACATAAGTTTCATCGAATTTTCTGATGGCCTGTTCTAATAGCAGGATTCTTGGCGCGAGTTGTAATTCCAGAGCTTTAATATCTGGCACGATATGATTTGCTTCAAGACGCTTAACCAGTAGTGCTATTTCAATTTGACGAGCTCTAGCGGGGTCCTGGCGGGTGGGTTTCATGGTGGGCTCCAGTACGGGGACAACGCACTGGGCCCGAATGGATTATATCTCATTTATCGGATTTATCACCATATAATGCGCGATCTATTGTAGCTCCATTGGCTTTGAAATCTGTCAATGTGGTTTGCAGATTGAACCTTACCCGCTGCATTTGACCAATCATGGTGTCAATATCGCTAATTAATCCCTGAACTTGCGCCGGTAAAGTTAATGCGCGCTCAATCTCGCTCTCAATTTCCTGAATCTGACGCAACTGCTTGTGTAAATCTAATCCCATATCAAATATCCTTATTAAGTTTGTGGTAAGTGTCGTTGATTAGTGAGCGGTTCCTTTCACATAAGTCATCGTTCTGTGATGCCAGCTCACTGACCCTATTATCCAGCCTCACAACTTCTGATGTGAGAGATCTGACCCTATCATTCAACTCCTGAATTACCCGGTCTTTGGTCATATATCCCGCCTTTAACACCTGAGTACCCGCATGATTAGAGTTTCTACGGCGGTCGATGAAAAATTTGGGTTTAATACTGGTGTTGAGGCCGCGTTCTATAAACTCCTGACCATATGCATCAACGATGTTATTATATTCGACAACAAATGTTCTCCCCATACTCTGACCCTTGAGCTGGCCCTTATGGATATGATTAAGAATGGTTTTGCGCGGGAGATTCACCATCGCGGACACTTGGGTAGTTGTTAGCCAGCGCTCACCCCCGTTATCCGAAATCTTTGGGTTCTGCTCTATTGCTGCCTTGGTTTTTTCCACCACACTAAAATATGGATCTATCTCCTTAGTGGTAATTAATCCTACTGGTTCTGGAGATTCAAATCCCAGTACTTCGTTGAGTTTAGATAGTGCTCGTTTGATGCGTCCTTCTTCCATGATTATTTTCCTTAATAATACTTAAGATATATATACCCCTGGCGGGTGGGTATGAGTCAAGCTACTATTATCACTTTTTCTGAAAATGCGGTTATACTTAACACATTGTTAAGGAGAGGCACTCATGACTCGTGAAGAACGAATCCGAAATAAGCCCGGTGGGTCAAATTACGGAAAATATGATGGTAAGAAAATGAAATTTGCCGGTCCGAGCGGTGGCGCTCCTGGCAGAACTTATCCCGTGACCTATGATAATTCGAGCAAAATTGATCCAAAACGCGTCCGGGCAGCATTAGCTTATGCTCACAACGCACCAAATCCTGAGGGAATTCGTCGGGGAGTGGCCAGAGCTGTTAAAAAATCCGGTAATAAAAGCTTAGCTCAACGAATTTTATCTAAAACTAAATAGTGAGGACGATATGTCATTAGCACGCAAAGTTATTGAGAGCAGACGGCGCAAAGTTGTTGGTGTTAAGCGCGAACACGCAGATTTACCAAATACCAGAACATTACAGGGCAACGGTGCATTACCTCCAACTTCGGATGCGGAAGCTCCACAACGTTGGAAAACGCACGGTCATAAGGTTAGCGCCAAAGCTACTTCAATGGCAGCTTCTGTGATGGGAGATAAAATGGGCTATGAATTATATAGAGACCCTAATGATAGACGTACTAAAGCCGAAGCTCGTGACGATAGTGAGACTGAAGGCAAAGGTCGAAGAACTCGTCGTCATCGCCGCGTAATTCATGGTGGAAATCATGGCAATTCTTATGAACCTGAAGAGGTTCGCGGAGGAAGATGATTGTCCACGATCAAAAAATTACAGCGTGAGATTAAGAAGTTAAGTTTAGAGGTTGAGAGTCGTACAGGTAGTGTTGAAATATATGAAGCTAAGACTAAGCGCGATAAGGCTAGATGTATAAAGGAAATGTCCGCAAAATATTCACAAAGACATGGTTGGTTGTTCGTGATAGCGCCATACAAATTTACGGCATTCTCAGAACCGGACGACCAAGTCCAAGAAAGAGTAAAGAAATATATGTTGTCTTTAGGCCAGGAGTTCGGGCCCCATGGCAGCACGCTTTAAATAGGAAGTTCACGCATGTTTTTATGATTGAGGACCTTATCAATCAAAAGTACGGAAAAGGATTTATGCAATACGAATTTTTGAACTCTCATATCACAGCTCTACACTTGCCACTTTTTTCGATAGAGACTTATATTAAAGAGTTAAAAAAACGTGGGTGTACTGTGCTTAGGGTTATGCCGACTAAAGTTAAAAGTCTGGGGTCATTTTTTCCTAAACTCATTCCATATAATTGCGTAAGTTTAACTAAACTTTACTTAGGGATTAGAGCTTATCACGCCATAACACCATACGGACTGTATAAGTATCTATACAAACAACATAATGTATTTAAAGAATAGGAGATGGCCATGAGCTTTGGAGGAGATGATAATTGGATTAATGATATGAAAAATCAACAGAGCGATTTAGACCGTTTGCAGGAAGAAGAGGAAAGGAAAAACAAACTTGCTCAAGAACGAACAATTCGCGGCCTCAAGACGGCGGCGGGTGGGTCAGGTGGTTTTTCTAATCGCGATGACAAGGACACGTTTGGATGAAAGAATTAAGTAAGGAGATGCTGCTGGCCAGATGCGCCAGTGCAAAAACTGTCGCGGACTTATGGATGAGTCAACTACAGCAGGTCTATGAATTAGTCCTGCCCAATAAAGCCGAATTCGCTGTATTTCACCGCACTGAAGGCGGTCCGCGTACTCAATATGTTTTTGATTGTACCGCTATTACTGCATTAAAACGGTGGGCGGCTAATTTACAATCTATGTTAATGCCTAACACCAATTATTGGGCGAAGTTTCGTCCTGGTAGCAAGGTTCTGGCACCTAATTCAGGAATATCTCCACAAGACGCGCAAATAGAATGCGATAAATGGCAAAAGGATTTTTTTACCTCTTTAAATAAATCTAATTTTAGTAATGCGGTTTATCAAAGTATTTTAGAAATGGGTATTAGTACAGGGGTTCTTTTACTTCAGCCTGGCACTAAAAATAATCCGTTTAATTTTAAAGCTGTGCCCTTACATCAAGTTAGTATTGAGCAAGGAGCTAATGACCAAGTTGAGACTGTCTTTAGAAAATACCGAATGCGTGCCAAACAAATCTATCAGACATGGCCAGATGCAAACTATACCAAAGGGCAGATGGATATATTTGAAGGTCCAGCTAATGACGAATTAGAATTGATTGAAGGATGTGTCTATGAACCCCAGTTAGAAGGTAAGAGGAAATATTGTTTCTTCGTGATGATGGAAGGATTTGAGAACTTCATCATAAAAGAATATAGAACCTGGTCGCCGTGGATTGTTTTCAGGTCTAGTGTGTATGCTGCTGAATCATTTGGTCGTGGCCCTATTTTGGATTTATTACCTTTTATTAGAGAGCTTAATCAATTAGCACAATATGATTTACAGGCAGCTAGTTTTGCAGCTAATCCAATATTTTTAGTAGCGGCTGGGAGTGAGATTAATCCATATACTGCAAGAATTTCTCCGGGAGCGATAATACCAGTCCAGCAAACCACGCCAGGAATGGCTCCAATTAGCCAATTAACAATTCAAGGAACACCTGGGTATAGCCAATTAACTCGTGCTGAGTTAGTAGCGGCAATTCAAGACACCATGAATACCAATCCGATTGTTCCGAACACAGCGGCTGATAAAACAGCTACTGAAGTTCAAGCAAGACAGGCTGAATGGTTAAGGCAAAATCAGTCTACCGCAGCAAGATTAGAGAAAGAGTTATGTAGACAAATAGTAGATAAGTGTTGGCATATCATGCATTCATTTGGTTTAGTTCCTTATCCATATATTAATGATGTTGATATAACGGTTGAATTTGAAAGTACGATAAAAGATATTCAAGGATTAAATGAAGTTAATAAAGCAGTACAAGCCTCTCAGATGATTACCCAAATCTTAGGACCGCAAGCAGCTATGGCGGCATTTGTTCAGGGTTATAAGGTTGAAGATGTAGCTACGTATGTTTTAGAGAAACTTGATGTTAATCCCAAAATTATTAGAGATGCTGCATCTCGACAAAAGATTATGCAAGCAGCGGCTAAACAAAATCAAGTAACTCAAGCGCAACAAGGAGCAGCACAAGCACAAGCGATCCAATTGAAAGACAAAGCGCAAGAAAATACGGAGCCACAAGGACAGATTTAAGTATGAAAGCTATTGAAGACCCAATTGATTTAATTAATCAAAATCGCGAAAAATTTAAAGAAGATTACAAAAACGAAATACATAAAGTATACCGTGCGGCTTATGAGACTTTTGAAAACACCAAATATGGGAAAGTGTTACGGGAAGTTTTAGAGAAAAAGTTATTTTCCCCCATTGGCCCAGAAGTTGATGCTACTTACATGGCTGGTCAGCATGACATGATACGGATGATATTTGGATGGATTAAAAGTTATGAATTATTAGCACAAGGAATTGATAATGGATGAGCAAGGAATAGGCACCGCGGAAGAACATACATCATTAGTAGATGAGCCAGGTGTAGGCTTAACTGATTTGGTACAGAGCGAAATTGACCCCGCCTCTGGTTCTAATAGTAATGTTCATGGAAAAGATGGCAGTCCTGAAGACTGGTTTTGGGTTAATAATGGCGATCAAGTTATAGAAGGTTCGGGTGAACCCCCGGTCTGGTATAACAGCAAAACTTTCAAATCTGTAGAGGACCAAGCAAAAGCGCATCCAGAACTACGGAAACTCTATAATGACAAACTCAAAGGATTGTCAGGAGCACCAGAAGAAGGTTACAAATACGACATGCCTGAGGATTTTGCTAAAAAAGGTTATGAATATAATACTGAAAATCCTTATTACCAAGACTTCCTCGATTTGGCCAGGACTAACGGGGTATCACAAGAACTGGTAGAGCAAATGACTGACCTGCTTGTTGAATCAGAAAATGTTTCACGTGAAACAATGACTGACCGTCAAGAAGAGGCCCAAAATCAGCACTTAAATGAATTAACAAATGGTGATAGGGAGGGTTTTGAGCAGGCGGTTAGAGTAGCCTCTAACAACCCCAACGTAGATAAAGGTGCTCTAAATGTATTATTAGAAGAATTAAACACCTCTGACGCTATTAAAGCATTTACTGCATTAGTTAGTCCCGATCAATATTCACGCCTTCCTGGTCCGGAAGTAGCTTCAGTTAGAGATAGCGGAGCCCGTCAAAATAAATTACGTGAAAGATTAGCTGGACTCCAGCATTTGCGCGGCAAAGCTTTAGAAGATGAAAAACGTTCAGTGCATGCCGCTTATGCTGATGAATATCCTGGGGAGAAATACTTTGGTTAAAGTTACACTTGCTTCAAAAATAAGAAAAAAACCATTGCCTAAGAAGATTGAGAAAGATTTACATAAACAAGCTACTGCATATCTTGAATCATTAGATGGTAATAACACTATGCCGTGGTTCCATTTAAAAGGAGCTGCCGCAAAAACAAAAAATACCTATGCTGATTTCTTTATAGCCCAGTGGAATCGTAATGCTTACGGAGGTTTGTTTGTTCATATTGACCCTGATAGCAAATCTTTAACTGCCGCTCAAAAAAAATGGGTAGAGGATTTCAGAGAAAAAGGTTATGCCTGTGCTGCGATTTCTAAATTAGAAGAATTTAAACTCCTAATTCAAGATTATTATCATTCTCAAGGCCAGAGGGGTAGGCAATATTTCAACAATAGATGGGAACGCATATAATGAAAGGTACAGTAAAATGGTTTTCTGCCACCAAAGGATTTGGTTTTCTGGTAAGTGATGAGCTAGACAAGGATGTCTATGTTCATTTTAGCGATATCAAAATGTCTGGCTTTAAAAGTTTAAATGTAGACCAATTAGTAACTTTTGAATTAGCAGACACTCCAAAAGGATATGCAGCTAAAGAGGTTATTGTATCTTAAGCAACGCGTAAGCTATACTTTGCATAAGGACGCATTAGCCCAACCTTATTAATTTAAGGAATCAGATTAGAGACCCTGAAGTTTTGGCCAACTCTTAAAAAAGATTCATAACAACAATCTTATTTTAGGAGAACAATATGCCTGCTCAATTAAGTAACGTGGCAATCCAACAATTCCACGATCAATTCACTAATGCTTACCAAGCTTCTTCCCAGTTAGCTGGCACTGCAAACACGGTGTCTGGAGCCCGCGGAGATGCGTACAAATGGCCATTACAGGGTGATGCGGCGATGGTTTTGCGTAATGCGCCACAATCTTTAATACCAGTTTCCAGTAATGATTATGCTCAAGTAACAACTAGTTTCGCTAACTATATTTTGAACTTGCCGGTTGATATATTTCAGCAAGCTGAATTAATTATCGACACGCTTAGCCAACTTGGACTCACCCACGCTAAGAGCGCAGGGCGTCGCGAAGATCAATTCTTGTTAGATGCCTTATATGCAGCGGGTAACTTACTAGCTGCCCCAGCTATTCTGCCTGATCAAGAACCTCCAGGGAGTGTGGCAGGAAATGTAGGAAACACATCTACCACCGTTCCATTAGAATGTACCAACTTAAATGTAGAAAAAATTATTCAGGCAGCAGCCAAACTTGATGAGGCAAACGTCCCCCATGAAGATAGGTACCTAGCGATATCGGCCCCTATGATGGGTGGTATGTTATCTGATGGAGATAAACCTACCAATATCTTATACAACAACACTAAAAACCTCATGCAAGGCGGAATTGACACTTTCATGGGCTTTAAAATAATTACCATGGGCTTCAGACAAGAAGGTGGAATCAATGT